TCTTCAGTTCCACCTTCAGATGTAATCTTCACACGGAACTTGTAACCATTCCAAGTTGCTTTAGCAGCAGCAGTGAGTGTGAGAGTGTCTGTAGTAGCACCAGTAAACACGCCTGTATTGGTGATGTTCGTCCAAGAAGTTCCTGTTGGAGTTTGACGCTGCCATTGGAATAGCAGTGTTCCAGGAGTGCCAGTTGTAGAAGTGGTAACTGCAAAAGTTCCAGTAAACGGAGTGGCAGCGCCAGTAACATTAGCGGGTTGACCAGTGATAGTTACAGCAGATGCTACATCAGCAGCAGGGTTATCTTCTGTTCCACCTTGAGCGGTGCCATAATCACCAGCGTTAGCAGCGGTCTGATTAGCAAACGCAATACACTCTGCCTTATGGCGAGTGTTTCCATCTCCATCGGTATAGGTTCTGTACAACCACCAACCTGGCCACTTGAGACCACGAACCTTGTTCTCATTGAGAGCAGCTTCGGTGTCATCAACGAAGATGAAGTTTGTTCCTGATGGATAATGACTTTCGTGAAGAAGGCGAGCAGCAACTTCTTTTGGAGGAGTTCTACGAATAGCATTAGCAGCGGTAACAGTTCCAGTTGAACCAGCGTATGCCACTTTTAATTTTAGTGAAGTTGCTGACACTACCGACTCTACAACATATTGAACGCCGTTGAGAGAAAGAACATCACCATTCTGAACAAAGTTATTGGTTGTTCTATTTGTAAAATCACCAGTCGTGGTTACAGTTGTGCTACCATTAGTAACAGTTAGATTATTTGCCAACGCCTTCGCGTCGATTGTTCCGAAAATTGCCATCGGTTTCCTCTATAAAAATTTCGTATTCTAAAAAGTATTTATAAAAAAAGGGACGCCTAAGCATCCCATATAATATGGTATTTTATATCAGGGAGTAAGATCTTTACCACCCCTTGCCTTCAATTGTCCTTGAACTTGTAAAAGAATGAGTGAAAGAATACCATTTGACTTAACTTTGGGGTTTGCTCCAAGTGCTTCTGAAAGTGCAAACAATACGGTTGCAATCAAAGCTTGATTAGCAAGACACCATGCGACGAGTGCAGACATAATAATCTCCTAAATGACGCGAAATTATTTAGCAGCTTTTTTTGCCATTGTTGTGGCAGTTCCATACATCACACTTTGTGCTTTTTCGCCATACTTAGATTTGAATGAACCGAACTTCTTCTTCATTCCTTTGACAAACTTTTCTTTCTTAACAGTTTCTGCTTTAGAAAGTTTCTTTTCTTCAAGTGGTTCAAACTCTTCTTTCTTTACTTCTTTCTTTGCCTTCTTACCAGTTGGTGGGTCTGGATCATTCTGAGTTTCAACTTCAGGCATAACTTCAATTTCTACTTTCTTGCCCTCAGCTACGGCTTTTTTTTTAGCTTTGCCACCGCAACCATATGCCTCTTGAACTTCTGCTGCTTTCTCCCACATTTCTCTTACAGACTTCTTAGTTTTCTTAGCACGTAGAAGTGCGAAGTCGTGAGCATCTACCTTACCATTTTTGTTGGCATCAATCTTTTCTTGATTGCCAGGCATATCTCTTTTCTCATCTACATATTCAACTTCTTCTTTCTTAGCAGTCTTTGCTGCTTTCTTGAAAGCATCTTTTGCTGGATAATCTTCGTGCCCTGGTTTGGCAGGTGATTCTCCACGCTTGCGCTTGGCATGGATGTTAGCATACAAACCATTCTTTTCATCAAGCTCTTGCTCACCATCCATTTCGTAACCAGCCTTCACACAATTATCAACTGTCTTACCACCTTTCTTTTTGGTGCCTGCTAACTTGTAACCTTTCCAGCAAGCCTTACCATCAAGACCTTTCTCTTTTTCGATGATGATGGTTTCTCCATCTTCCATGACTACTTCATAAGTAGTACCAACTAATTCATCTGGCATTAACTCTTCTTTACGATTTTGTTTTGACGATTTGCCAGCACCCGTGTGATTGCATGTGCTTTTTTCATCCAGTTGAACGATAGCACGTTCAATTAGTTGTTTTGAAAATTCATCAATTGTCATTTTTCTTCTATCGTTTATTCTTATTTATAAATGCTTTAACTTTTTCCTTGTCAGATAATTTTTTTGTTTCGCAACCGAAATATTCTTTAATATCTTTTACCCAGGCACGAAACATTTTGCCCTCTGTGGTCACAGCAATAACATAGTTAACACCGCGTCTGTGAATCTTTCCTACTTCTCCATCAGAATTTTTAACCCAGTCACCCTCAGCAAATACTTTGCCAAGCATGTAAGACTTCTGTTGTGATTGTTGTAAGATGTCTTTCAGTGATTTCATAGTGTTTTATTGATATTTATTTAAAGTTATCAGGTAATCTTGTTCTAATCTCATCCATAAGTTTTTTGCAGTCAGTATCTTTTAATGCAGTGGGGATACCTTGCCTAAATGTTTTAAAATCCGCAGCAAACGCAGCTCGTCTCATTTTAGTTCCAGAGATTGCAAAAGTATCTCCATCAGCATCACGGTCTCCCGATGAAATGATATCTACTTCATTAAATGAAAAATCTTTACCATTATAGTTCTTAATCCATTGCATCGCTTGCACTCTATCAGACCCAACAACAAAATATGCATTATCATATCCTAATGATTGAATCTCTTTAAGAATACTAACAGGGTCTTTTGCAGTGGCACTACTGAATATTTTGCCCTTATGTTCTGGCAAAGATTTATTCATGTATGTTAGTTTAACATCTGGTGGCAAAGGATTGTTGCCTTTCTTATCCACTGACTGACTAATGTATATGCGATAGTCATTGAAACCAGCGATTCTTTTTAAGTTAGCAAAGTTATCTGCATGACCAGTAGTGCATGGTTGAAATCTACCAAATGTAAAGTAACAGCTTTTGTAATCTATTAAACTCATTTTTTCCAGTTCTTTTCTATGGTGAAATTGTTTTTGCTAAACTCAATACGATTAACCAACTTCACCATATCTCCATCTTGATGGAGAACATAACCTTCAGGAGTAGTAACTTTGTATCCCCCATCAATCTCAACAAAAGTTCTAAATTGTTCTAATCCATCCAATTTTTCAATGATGAATAACTTTGCTTCCTGAATAGTTTTATACAAAGCAACGAATGCTTTAAATTCTCGTTCATGATCTTCTAAGTATTTAATACCACTATAAAGAAAATCTCTTTTCTTTGTTTGAGCAGCAGCAGTTTTAACTGAGCTTATTTCTTTATCCATCTTTTCTTTATAGAACATGGCAAATGATTTCAAAGTGTCTTGCACATTTGTAATCGTTCTCGCTGCTCTGATTTCTGCATTGAAAAATGGTTTTAGATACGAGCCAACAAAAAATTTTGCATCTCCTGTTGTTCCAGAATTTTCTACAAGATAGTCATGAAAGTCAGAAGAAGTATCGCACATTCTTTTTATCTTATCAATATATCTATTGAATGTTTGTTCTTCTGGTGCAGTAAATGATACTTTCTGAACTTGTGTATCATTAGAAATTACTGCTACATCTGCTACAACATTAAAATTTGATATTTCAACTTTAGGTCTGGCAGACATATCTGCAAGATCTGGACCACCAGCATAGTGAGTATGAAACACAACTCCTATTTTTGCTTTGTCAACTATCTGTCCTATGGGATGATCTTTCGGTATACCATAAGTAATAGTATTTGGTCTGAATATTATAAGTTCCTCGCCGTCTACTCGTTTAGTTTTTTTGTCGTCAGTAAATAAAAGATCTCCCTGAATAACTCCAGTAATACCAAGTTTAGAAAAATACTTCAAACAATCTTTAAGTTTTTTATTTAATTCACCTTCATACATCGAATCAACATCATCTGATGTATAACATATTTTGGGATCTTTTTTGTTAAACACTGATTTAGTTCCGACAAAAAAAGTTCCTGTCATAGGATCTTTACCACAAACCACAGATGGAGCTCCATCCCATTTTGTTTGTAAAAATCCATTTGTTGATTTCTTGCCGATCATATCTTTTAATTCGGTAAGAAAATTTACTACAGCAGCACATCCAGACGAACCATAGTTTAATACTTCATCTTCTAAATGTTCTAAGTGTTTTAACTTTACTACATTTGCCATTATTCAAGTTTATAGTTTACTGTGCCATATCCAGCATCAAGTTCATCAATCGTAGATTTAGCTCCATCAAATATAATATTAACGGTTGATGATTTTTTAACATTAAAATATACTTCACCTGTATTTAGAAACTTAGTATCATCCATATGCAACTGGAAAAATGATTTTCCAGCCATAATACTTTTCAAACGATTTTGCAAAGCGGGAGTAGTTGATACTTCTATATTTAATCTATCCGATATTATTCTGGAAAAAACTGATGATATTGATGTTGGCAAAACCCGTCTATTGTTAAATGTTGATAATTGTGTATACCCACTTTGAGATTTTAAATCATTTACTTTAGTAACTATATCCCTATAAAGGCTAGCAGAATCTGCCGATAAATTTCCCTGTTTCAATTCTCTAAAAAATACTTCTGGATCTATAGTACTATTCATTATTTCTTTAACTCCACAATAGTACAATGCTTTTCTACCTTTATTTTTATAGTCAGATACAGATTCACATGTTCGTATCAATTGTTTTACAATAGAATCTTTTGGCAAATTAACTATACCGCTTTCCGATTTATTATCTACTACAAGTGGCATAATATTATTCCATATAGAAGCGAACGCACCCCTACCAAACTTACTTGATATACATGCTCTACTGCCATTCGAATAAATGAAGGCAGAATCTATACCACCAAATGAAGGATCATCAGGAAGAACAAATTTACTAAACCCCTCATGAATAATTCTTTTACTAAAGATATCAGAACCATATCTATTTTTCAAAGCAAAATATCCTGGCAACAACTCACCCAAATAAATACCAAGCAATTTTTTATCTTTTTCATGTATGCCTGGAATCCAGTTAAACTTATTATTGACTTGACTACCAGTGACTCCCATGTTATCGATAAAAAAATCAGATACTTGTTCCAATACATGATCAGGAACAGCTGCAGAAGATTCAAGTCCAGAAAGAATAGATGTTCCCATATCATCAGCACTTTCAAATATTCTACAAGCAACATTTGCCTGCCCATTTAAATAATCTAAAGTTTCTAATTTAGTTCCCTCAGCTAACTTAGAAGCTGTTGTACTCCAACTTTTCCAAGAACCTTCTTTGGGTTTATGAATATTACCAATAGGAAAATATCCACTCTTCGCACCATTATCATAAACTATTGCTAAACGAGAATTATATTCATTCCCACCATGAACTGTGATAGAAGACCCGTCCGATAATCTTTCAGATGTTTTTGTATCTGGTCCTGGAGAATAAACATAATTAGTATCTTTAGTGGTTTTAGTATCTGCCTTAACAGTTGTGTTAACTGTTTTATTTTTATAATACTTCTCCCAAGCACTTTTACCGCTACTTGCTGGCATAAAAAAACCTCCCTATAGGAGGTATTTATTATTAAAGGTCGTTAGCGACTCGGTTTTCACTTCGCTCAATACTAAAGGTTCCTTCTGGATATCGTGCCGTTAGTTTTTCAAAATTCATTTGAAGGACTTGTTCAAGTGAAATATTTAAACCTACACATGCTTGAGCAACATACCACATAACATCACCAAGTTCACGCTTCAAATGAAACAAGTTTTCTTGATTTACTGGTTTACCTTGGAAGACAATCTTCTTCACAATCTCAGTAAACTCTCCAGCTTCAGCAGACATTCCTACAGCAGCAGTAAGCAATCTCTCGGTAGGAAAATTT